CAATACAACTCTTGAAATATCTGGAGCCTCTACCACAGGTTGTGATTATGCAGGAATCTATGCCTCTAACAATTCTGCAATAAAAGCAAGAAATTCAATAACTGGTCTTGGTGGTTATTCAGTCTGTCAAATGATGTTTGATTCTGGCACTTCCACGACAAGTTTTATTCCTGGTGAATTCATCATGCAGACCAAGCCAAACGGCTATGCCTTTGGTAAAGTCATGGATTGGGATTCAACTTCAAATATTCTTACAGTATCTCAGGCTAATGGATCTGCTGAAGGAGAGATGTTATTTGGAACCACAGGTGACATCGTTCTTGATACGATTCAAGGAGGAACAGGTCAATCAGGAACCACAGAATATAATAATATTCTACATGTTTCTTCTTCTGTAATCGGTAGTGGCTTGTTAGCCACAAATAACTCCACTATTGATGCTATGAATTCTTTGTCATTCTTCAACAAACACTCAAACTATGCTGCTGTCAGAAACGCCTCTATCAAGATCAATGGAGCAGTATCGTTTGGTTCTAAACACGCAGGAATCTATGCGTATCAAAATTCTTCGATAGAAGCAAATGCATCCATGTCAGCATATTCTGATATTGGATATCGTGCTGAAGTAAACTCGCTTATCAATGCAAACACATCAGTTGCTATTGCGAATTACATCACAAATTACTACGCAAGCACAGGATCAACGATCAACATTGTTGGATATGAAAGCCGTCCTGGTGTCGAAAACCAGATCATCGCACATTCTATGTCAATAGACAACTCGTTTATCAACAACATATCTCCTAAATATGTTCAGACTCAGATTTACTCAAACGGTGGAACACAGGGTATAGATCTAGTGATGCCCACCGAAAATTATGACAAGGCTTACCGCATCACCAATGCTTGAGGAATAGATGGCTACTAGCAGAAATCAAATTTCTTTTCAAAGCGCACCAGGAGAGCAGACAAAGGTAATCTTTGACCGCAAAGGTAATGCTGTGTCCTTGTCAACTACAAATCTAGGTCTGTTTACTGGATTTACAGGGCAGTTTTATGATACTGTTGTTCCATCAGAAGTAGTATCTACAGTTGGTCCTGCATTTTTCTCTAAAGGTTCTCCTCTTGCAAATGCAACAACAACTCCTATTCCCGAATTAAATCCCTACTCTCCATCAGAAGATTTTCGTGTAGAATTTGATCTATACCTACAAAATCTATATCTTGGTCTAAATGGTTCAACAATTGATCCTAGATCTGGTAGCACAGTTGGAACTGATGGTGATGGTTTTTATATTTACAACGAGACTATTGAACAGAGTGATATTGCTCCAACAATAATAATCTCTGGTGCTGGTGGACCTGACTATGATACCGAAAGAAAGAAATTCGGAGTTTCTTCTCTTCGATGCAAGACCGAAGGTGGATGTAAAGTTCCACACACGGCTCTAACAGGTGGAATTGCATTTGAGGCTTGGTTCCTCTTCCTTGGCGGCAAACCCACTACGGGACATGCCGTTTTTGCTAAAGGCGAAGATCCACACTTTGCTGGTAGTGGTGAAACCCTTGAGTGGAGATACTTTGGTAGTCAGGCAGGAGTCGCGGGTGCAACCGAAGGAATGTATTTTGGTCTTAATGGAGTAAATGTTTTTGCAGCAAATGCTACTGCGCTCACAGCAGATATGTGGCATCATGTTGCTGTGGCAATCACTCCAAATCAGGCTACAAAGATCAAGACATTCTTCAACGGCACACAAGTAGGCTCACTCACATCTGGTGTTACTTTATACAACTATTCGAATAGTCCAATATCTGTCGGAACAGATTCAACAGGTTATGGCGATTCTCTCTGGAAGGGTTGGATTGATGACTTTATCATCAAGGCTGGTGGTGGAGAAACTACTGGTTACATGGCAAGATATACAGGAACAACATTTAGTATTCCTACCGAATCCGCCGCTTTCGATTCTTATGTAAAATATCACTTTACCTTTGATGGAACTATCGGTGGACAACTGTTTAATGTCAGAACAGGTAATTCTACTTTTGCAGAAGTAGCGAAGTTTGATGAATCTGGTATACTTCGTGTTCGTAAAACTAGAAACTACGGAACATCAACAGGATTTACCACAGGTGTCTCTGGTGCTTACATTCATGGAATGTCAAGTGGTGCGATTTATCCTCTGTCTTATGTTGTAGACTTGGGTGTGACTCTTGGTATTGTTCAGCAAATTGCCGCTGGTGAACAAGCAAATGATTTCCTTGAAATTATGCAGAGTATTATAACCTCGACAGATGGTTATTTTCCAACACTATTAGGAAATACCTCTGGATTCACTGGTCCGGGAAATGCTGGCATATCAGGGCAGTTTGGTCTTAGTGGAAGCGGACCAACCTATGGTTCATTCACCTTTATACCATCTAAAGACAACCTTGACTATGTGTCAACATTTGTAAATTCTATAAACACGGGTATTATTTCAAGAACATCTCTACAGACATATCCTGTTGCAGATTCATCTGGAAATGTTCTGTTTTTTACAGTTCCTGATATGATGAATCTATTCAAAGATCTCATGCAAATCTATACATCTAACGAAAGTGTGCTTGGTGCTAATAACAATTACATCAAGACAACGGCAACAAAATCTGGAGTCAATAAGGTTTCCCCATTCACGAAGAGTCAACTTGGTTCGACATCAGGAACTGTTCTTGGTGTTGCTGAAACTGGCGGAGTCGATCTTGGCGGCGGAAATCCATTCCCACCTACTAATAATCCATGACTGATCCATATTTTCTTTATAGTCCAACTGTTGTTACAATCAATGGAATCTCCTACCCTTTAGAGTTGTTTAAACAACTAGAACCTGGATTTTCCCCTCCACCTGATTGTAGAATGCTCATGTATATACCAGGTAAAAAGAGTTTCTATACAACGAGCAAGTCTCAATATCCCTACCATCAGCCTTGGTCTGATGGAGATCGCTATATCAAGCGTGGTGGAGATCTCAAACTCCTCAAAATGCAAAATGAGACGGATCGTCATTATTTTGAACACCGTTCGCTCATAAATAAGAAAGCGAACGGAGCGTTAAATGGCAATACCAACCTCTAGGGAAACACTAAAAGACTACTGCCTCAGAAGGCTAGGCTTTCCTGTTATTGATATCAATGTTGATGACGGTCAGATTGAAGACCGTGTTGATGATGCTCTGCAATTCTTCTCAGAATACCATTTTGATGGTGTGGAAAAGATATTTTTCAGTCATCAGATAACCTCTCAGGATAAGGCAAACGGCTATATCAATGCTGATGCTATTGATCCAAATATTATATCAATAACCCGCTGCTTTGAGGTTGACTCAAACGATGTCGGCATATTCAGCACCCGTTACCAGATGGCACTAAATGACTATTGGGGACTGCGTAATGGCAACTATCAGTTGTCATATTACGACATAACCATGCGCTATCTCTCTCTCCTTCAGCAATATCTTGATCCTGAAAAGACTGTTCGGTTTAGTCGTGTCACAAACAAGATCTATATTGAGACTAATTGGCAAGATAATCTTGAAGAGGGCAGATACCTACTGTTTGAGGCTTACACAGCCCTCAACCCAAACACCTATCCTGAAATCTATAACGATAGACTCCTGAAGGAATATCTAACTGCCCTGATCCGCAGACAATGGGGACAGAATCTTTCAAAGTTTGAAGGAGTTCAGATGCCAGGTGGAGTAGTGTTCAGCGGCAAAGACATGCTTTCAGAAGCAAATGAAGAGATCAAGCGTTTGGAGGATGAGGTTCAGATGAGGTATGAATTGCCTCCTGGCTTCTGTGTTGGCTAATGGCAAAGAATCCCTACTTCAAGATCAATCCTATTGAGAATAGGCTGTATGAAGATATTATCATAGAGATGATAAAGATCTATGGCTATGATGTTGTCTACATGCCTAGAAAGTATCAAAAACAGGATAAGTTGCTTGGTGAAGATGTTCTATCTAAGTTCAACAAGATCTATGAGATAGAGATGTATTATCCTGCTGTGAATGGTCCTTCAGGCAGCGATTATCTGTCAAAGTTTGGTATTGAGATTCAAGAGGTTCATGATCTTGTTGTATCAAAGAAACGCTTTCGTCAACTCATTGGCGAAAAAGAAGGCATGCAACGCCCTGCACCTGGCGATCTAGTCTATCTCCCACTCACTAACTCGCTACTTGAGATCAAGTCTGTTGATGATGCTGATCCCGAGGTTCAATTCAATCCACTAGACAAGAGTCCTGTCTATCGCATAGTCACTCAGAACTTCGTATATTCATATGAAGATATCGACACAGGAATTCCAATTATCGACTCTACTAAATTAGATAATGTCACGAATCTATACAATGTTGGAGTTACAGGATCAAGTCTTACAACTGAAGACCGTTACTATGTCGGTGAAACTGTATATGTTGGTGCTTCATTAGTTAATGCCACATCTACAGGAACCGTGATAAATTGGTATCCTGAATCAAAGACTATAGAGGTTTCATTGGAAAGCGGTGGATTTACATCAGGAACTGTGATTGGCGATACATCAAATGCACAGTATGTGATAGATGCCACAGAAGTCACTACAACTCAATACAGCATTGACTCATTTGACGATGGAACAAAGATTGAACTTGAAAGAAATCAGAAGGAACTCTTTGATTTCACGGATGTTGATCCTTTCTCTGAGGGAAACTACTGACACACTCGTTTTTATACATACTTCTGCAAAGGAGTATTTCAAATGGACAAGACAGGATTTATTTACATCTGGCATGATACTAAGAGAAACATGTTCTACTTAGGATGCCATTGGGGTAGTGAAGAAGACGGATATATTTGCTCGTCTAATAGAATGCGAGATGCTTACAGAAGAAGACCTAATGACTTCAGAAGAAGGATACTGAAGAGAGACATTAGACGAGAGGCATTGTTGGAAGAAGAACACAAGTGGCTACAATTGATACCACAAGAACAATTAGGAAAGAGATATTACAACCTCACCAAAAAGCATTTCGGTCATTGGTCAGCAGATCCCGAAAGAAGTAAGACAATAGGACAAAAGATATCTGAGGCTACCACAGGTAAGAGTCGAAACAAAGGCAAAAAACCATCTAAAGAAACACGAAAGAAAATCTCAGATAGTCTAAAAGGCAGACCAATTGGTTATATCAGAACAGAAGAAACCAGAAAAAAGATTTCTGAAAATAACAAAAAAGCACAGGTAGAACACCGAATTGGTATGCATGGAAAGAAACACTCCCACGACACGATACAGAAAATGAAAGATAACAATGCCATGAAGAATCCAGAGCATGTCCAAAAAATTTGTGAAGCCAAAAAGGGCATCAAATGGTTAACTAATGGCATATCTAAGAAGATGGCAGTTCCAGGGACTAGTAAATTTTCTGTTTTGATCTCTAGTGGATACAGGATTATCTAATAATGTTTCAAACATTCTACTTCAAGTCCATAAGAAATCTTGTTGTTGCTTTCGGCAGTCTGTTCAACAACATCTATATCACGCGAGAAGACTCAAACAACGAAGAGGTTTCTCGCATAAAGGTTCCACTTGGCTATGGTCCCAAGGAAAAATACCTCAGATTTGCCCTAGAAAATAATAGCCAGGATCAGGGCAAGGTAAGAGCAGCCTACACTCTGCCTCGTCTTGCATTTGAAATGACTTCTATAAACTACGACACAATGAGAAAGATAAACTCATTGATAAAACATGCTGGTGAACTTGGTGAAGAATCAACAACAGCAGTTGAGCGTTTTGTCGGTGTTCCCTATAATATCGAATTCTCATTATATGTAATGACTAGGAATTCCGAAGATGGTCTTCAGATCATTGAGCAGATTCTTCCGTTCTTTACACCAGAATTCAATGTAACAGTAAAGATGAATACATTGAATAAGAAAGTCGATGTTCCTATAAACATCACCTCAGTTTCAATGGTTGAAGATTATGAAGGTGAGATGGACCAACGCCGATCAATAACCCACACACTAACATTTAGCGCAAAAACCTATATCTTCGGACCAGAGAAGACATATAATCTGATTCAAGAAGTTCAGACAAATATCTTTGACCTTGATCAGTTGGAGGAATAATGGCATTTTATTTCAGCAGAGAAAATTACCGAAACATCGTTCGCGGCTCAACTTTAAGTGGAAGCGGAGTTATCTCTACTGTTAATACAGGTCTTACTGCACAGAATGATAATGAGATTGATCGTGGTATTGATGGACCGCTAACAGGTCTTACTCCACCTACAATTCTTTCATTCACATCAAACAAAATAAGTGTGACTGCTGGTGATCCTGTTACATTGTCGTGGACAACTGCAAACACGGATCAAGTTATCTTAAATTTTGATATAGGAGATGTTTCCGCTAACGGCGTTTCGTTTGGAAATTATACTGTTGACAGAGTAGAGCAACCATCTACATTTCAACTTACTGCTGTTAATCAAACAGGAACTGATGTAAAATTCAGGTCTATCAGCATTATTGGTCAAGCACCACTCATCAATTCATTCACAGCAAATCCAACTAACATTGTTTCTGGTTCTGGGTCAACATTAAGTTGGTCTACTACAAATGCTAGTAGCGTATCAATTAATGGAATAGGATCGGTCAATGCTAATGGTATTGGAAACGGAAGTTACAGAGTAACCTCAATCACTCAAAGCACTCAGTATACTCTTACGGCAACAAATCCATATGGAACTGCTACACAAACTGCAAATGTTTCTGTGACACCAGCATCAAATGCAGCACCAACAATAGACTTTTTCTTTGCCGATCCTAACAATACTCTAGGAACAGGACTTACCACACTAAGGTGGGGTATTCGAAATAACCCAACCACAATAACAATAACACCTGTTTCTCTTGTTGGAAGTGTTAGTCCAAATCAAACAAGTATTAATGTTTCGGGTATAAATCAAAACACGCAATTTAGAATTACTGCTATCAATTCTTTTGGTCAGGCTTCAAAAACAACAAATGTCGTATTTGGATCTGGTGAAGCAGGCAATGCTGGAGCAAGTTTTGCTGTTGATTTCCCAAGAACAAACTCTATTGTTTCTTTTCAAGAGATGAAAAATCTAGCCAGAGAAAGATTGGCTATCTGGTATAACTTTGATGGTGCAGTATCAACTGTCAATACAGGATCAAGAGCAAATGGGTCTTACGCCGATGATCCACAATTCACCTGGTTCCGTTGGATTAACGGAAATTATAAAGGAAATAGTGGTCAGTTCATATTCGATGCTGCTGGTAATACAATAGATCAATATGGAACAATTGCCTCAACATCATTGAAAAATTGGTATACTTGGGGGGCAAGAAGATTTCACATAAGCAGTCCTTTTGGAAAACCAATTGGAACACCAGAAAGTGGAGCAATTGAGGGTGGTGCATATCAACCCGATGCCTATGTTTGCGCTAGAGATGGATTATATGTAAGTGGAGTCACATACAATAGACCAGGATTTGTTTCTGGTGTTACTTTGAATGAACCCATGCCGTGGGTAGTAAATGACTTTGTAAAAACATTCAAGGCTCTAATTACTGGAACACAAGGAAATCTCACCAATAATGAGTGGAATATTTTAACAGGTGCAACAGGTTGGTTCGATCCATCAGATCCAATCAAACTGTCTTTCTATAATGGTGCAATAAATCAGGAAAATTATGTTCGTTTCAAACAACTTGGAACAACACAGGCAATATTCAATAGACTTGTTGATAGTTTCACACCATTTCTAGAAATAGGAAATGGTGTTCGGATTGGCCTTGATGCTCTAACACGCGCTCCAGGTGCAACACCAGGTATAAATGTTACATCAGCAATCCACAATTGGGCTGTAGCGAATAGTAACCTAACTTTAAGCCCATTTGGACCTAAAAATTTTCTGGCTAATGGTGAAACATTTGGTGTATCAGATGCCGGTTGGTGGAACTTTTACAATAATTGGTTGATTCCTAATTTTGGCAAACAAAACATCTATTGTGAAGGCGCACCAGAGGCATATAGAACAGGATCAGGCACTAGTGCAGTTTGGCGAAATAATCCTTATTTTGGACATCCATACATCAGTGACGATGATGGTTTTTACCAAAGTTATGGAAATGAACCTGGAACTAGAGAAGGAACTGCTTTAAGTGTTTATCCAGTAAGAAGTCATCAACCAAGTGAAATGGGAAATGTTGAAGGAATCCTTAGTCACTTTCAGAGTATAAGAAAATACCCAAATGTAGGAGTTAGTGGTTCAAGTGGTTTTACATACGGAAGATATTGGTTTCTCAGAGATTATGCAATACCATCATACGGTTCCAATGAGGATGGATCAACTTTTCCCGAAGTAACAATAGCAGGAGTGCATGATGAACTAGCAGGACCAGGTGCGCGTATCTACCGTGCTGTTGAAGCACCAGGCCAAGGATCAATGGCATGGGAGTGGGCATGGTATACTGAAAGACTCTTAAATAAGCCGAGAGTTAAACATGATAATGCAAATCTAGACAACACAATAAGAGCAGTTCATCTTCCACACAATACGCTCTACGATCCTGATTTTCAAACAGAAGGAGAAGAAGGATCTTGGGTAAATCCTGGTTTTGAAGATTTTAAAGATCTTTTCTTGAATGTTGATGAGTATGCCAACTATCTTGCCTATCTGAAGAATGGCGGAACACCAATTCCCCGTGGGTTTAGTGCAGATGTTGGTCTTAGATACAATTATCCGCAAATTATTCCAAATTTAGATGAAATCTCTGATCATACAAAACTCATGGCACTAGGTCTTGTCAACCACGGTATTGATGGTGCTATGGTTGTTGGAATGAGTGATATTGATCACTATTGCCAAACAAAACTTAATGGGGTTTCAGGAGGTCAACTCTATAGACCATCAATTACCGCAGATATTGAACAGAGAAGATTTAAGTCTTTCCTGAATCAAAGAATTGAGAGAGCAAAAGAAGTTAGTGGTTCTTATCCAAAGCATCTCATATTCTCTCTGACAAAAAATGATGGCTCCACAAATCCATCTCAATTTCAGATGGAACGGTATCTCTATACTCCTAATACTACCCCAAATAGTTCAGACTATACTCAATACTCTACTTCCACAAAGAGTCCCTGCTATGACAATGCTGTGCCAACTGTATTTGAAGACACGGGAGATCCACAACAGGAAGACAAACTTGTTTCCTCTGGATATGGCATAACTCACCAAGATTATCTGTTGACTATAAACCTAGTTTCCAAGATACTTGAACTTGCTGCACAATGGAAAATAGAAAATCAACACAATATATCAATTGGTGTTGAAAATCTTTCAGACACATCTCTTGAGCCAAGAACATCATATACCATCACTGGTGGTGGCACAGGTGTAACTGTTGCGTTCAAGAATACATGGGGTGCTACACAATGGAACAGACCAAGTGAGTTTGGTGGATTTACAACACTCTCTGAACAAGAGACAATAGAATCAAAGGCTAAACTCAGACTTGAGTATATAAAGAGAGTTGAGCCTCTAGTTGATCGTGTAGAAACACTATATCCAAATGTATATGACTATCATACATTAACAGATAGCAATGATGAGAAATACAATTCATATCATCGCGAAAAGATGGATATGGCTCATCTTATGAAGACTGGACCTGTTAGTTTTGGTGGCAACATCTACTCTATAATGTCATATGGTCATGTTGGTTCGCTTGAAGGACCAACCTTTAACGATTTAGATCCAAAAACCACCAACGGCGGATCTACTATTGACTATGCTGATATAAACGAAGACAGCATTGATTGGGTTAGAACAGACTACCATGATATAACAACACTAAAAGTGAAGGGACAGGCAGTATGGACAAACCTTGATTATGCTTCAAGAGCGATGGAGATAACAGCATATACTGGAATAACAGCAAACAGACAAAAGGTTTACAAGTGGCTAGTGGCTTTTGGTGGAACAGGTGCTACCATAGATTGGGGAAATACACTAGATGTTCTAAACAAGATGAAAGACTTCTATAGTGGTCATCAAAATGCCATAAAGAGAGTCTGTTATAGATTTGGTGGTGAGACACTAGAAGAGCCACAGACACAAACAGGAAAACTTAAAATACTGCAACAAGGACTCTATCATCCTACTAACGGAAATGGAATAGTTCAGACTGTATCTGAAACAGGCAAGACTTATGACAATCTAGAGGTTCATGGTGCTAAGATACTCTATCTCAATAACGCGATGGGAATTGAAGCAAGAGTTCACTTCGACTTAAAAGATATTGGGGTGACAGGCTCTTCGGTTGTTCCAGATTATACTGTTGGCGAAGTAGTATTTGCAAATGGAGCAACTCCAGGTTCTGCAACAGATGCAGGAACCGTAAGATTCTGGTCTCTTGCATCAAAGTTGCTTGTAGTTAAACCATCAAAAGGTGGTTGGACGAGTGGTGGTATAACTGGAGATTCGTCTGGTGCTGGTTATGTTTTAAATACATCA